GTTTTTCCTTTGGTTTTATGTAATGAGAGTATAGTCCGTGAAAAATTATCTTTCCCGATTCGATCAATATCTTCCTTAAGTTCTGGACAAGATCCATAGTATTTTTTCCAGTCAGATTCTGATTTTACTTTGCGTTTCTTTCCTTTTGGAGTTCTAAACTGCCATAGGTACTTTCGTCCGATATATTTTCTACCGTTGGTCTTATTGGTAATGAGATAAACAAACCCAAAGTAGTCCCCAATATCAGCACTAGTAAAGGGTTTCCCATTATATATCCAAGGATTTTCATAGTCAATATCTATATTCTTCAATGATATCAAGAACTGCGTTCAAATATTTATGTGCCAGTTCTTTATGTGTTTCCATATACGATTCATTATACAACTGATTTTTCAGTTTAAGAACTCTGGTTTTCATCTCTTCTTTTTCAATTTGATTTCTAGGCATAAAAAATAGGAGGTAGTAACACCTCCTATTTAAACATATTTTGTTTTTCTTGTCAGAGTTTAAATCCACTAAATGTGTCTTTACTGACATCTTGTTTGATACCACCCACCACATAAGACTCTACTTCTGTTTCCTGCGGGGCTACTTGAAGACCCTTAGAAGAAATCCAATATTCTGTCCATGGCAAGGGATTATTTTTAGCGGGTATATCATATACTGGTTTAAGACCGATTGCCTTTAATCTACGATTAGCAATCCACTCAACATATTGTTTCAAAAGAGTATCATTCAAACCGATCATACTACCATCCTTGAAAAGATAATCTGCCCATCTTTTCTCTTCATCCACAGCTCTTTTGAACATTGTATAAACCCATTCCTCTTCTTCTTTAGCAATCTGTTTCATATCTGGGTCATCACCTTGTTTCCACTTATTCAAAATATTTTGAGTCAAGGCTAGATGTTGGTTCTCGTCTCTTGCGATAAGGCTAATGATCTTAGCTGATCCTTCCATAAGCTTAAGTTCACCGAAGGCGAAACTACAAGCAAAACTAACGTAGAACCTAATACCCTCAAGAATGTTAACGTTGGCGATTGCTCTGTAAAGTTTTCGTTTGACATCTTTCAGAGATTGTTGTGCTGTTGGAACTTGGTCTAGATTATGAATCCATGAATTACTATTACCATACTCTTGAGCGTCACGAATGAAATCATCGTATGATTCTGTGACACTTTGAGCACGTTCCATGATACGATCATCAATCAAGATCGTATCAAACACTTCACTTGGATCAGAGTAAATGTTTTTAATAATATAGGTATAAGAACGACTATGAATCATCTCCATAAATTCCCATACAGTCATACATGCTTCCAGTTCAGGAAGTGAACAGTATGGAAGAAATGCAAGTCCAGGACCACGGCCCTGAACTGAATCTAACATAATTTGATATTTTAGATTAGAAGTGTAAATGTGTTTTTGTTCTGGACGGAGAGTTTGATAGTCTCCGCGATCTTTTTGAAGTGAAACTTCTTCTGGTCTCCAAAAATAACCTAACTGTTGAGTTGTAAGTTTTTCAAAGATCGGATACTTATAAGAATCATATCTTTGAATTCCTAGAGGCTTACCAAAGAACATTGGTTGTTTTTTAGGATCGTGGACTTCGGAATTGAATACTGTCATTCCCTTCACTTTACTCATAGTATTATCACTCTCAGATGATAGATTAAATTGAACAAGACTCACATTCCCTCTCCTCTACTGTACTTAATTCATCTAATAGGTTTGATAATTCTGACTTCTCTTCTACAACTTCATCAGTTTTAATATCATAAGTATTCTGATAATAAGAAGTCTTCCACCCATACTTATATGTAGTCAAAAGATCATTTGCCATTACAGAAACTGGTACTTCATTATTTGGATAATTCTCTGGATTATAACTCCAGTTTCCACTGATTGCCTGATCAAAGAACTTCTGCATAACAGATACTACATTAATATAACCAGTGTTATCAGTCATTTCCCACAAAAGTGTATAATTATTTTTCAACGTCGAATAAGACGGAACAATCTGCTTAAGAGGTCCTTTTTTTGATTTTTTAATGGACAAGTAATCTCTAGGTGGTTCGATTCCGTTTGTTGCATTTGACACAACGGAACTGCTCTCCGAAGGCATCTGTGCGGACAGTGTTGAGTGTCTAAGACCATGTTCCAGGATAGATGCTCTAAGACTCTCCCAATCATGTTGTAACTCCTGAGATGAAATCTCATCTACATCTTTCTTATAAGTATCAATTGGAAGAATACCATCAGAGTACTTTGTTCTACCAAAATACTCACAATGACCTTTTTCCTTAGCAATCTGATTTGATGCCTTTAGAAGGTAATATTGGAAGGACTCAGCTAGTCCATGAACCGCATCCCATGCCTCTTGTGAATTGTAATTAAAACCAAGTTTAGCAAGATAATGTGCAAGTCCAATAAAACCAACTCCAAGTGATCTACGAGCCTTTGTAGCCACTTCTGCGACTTTAACAGGATACTGTTGATAGTCAATCAATTCTTCTAGACCACGAACAGAAAGATCACAAAGATCTTCAAGTTCTTCATCAGATTTAATCTTTCCAACATTGACTGCAGACAAAATACAAAGAGCAATTTCACCTGGCATTTCCTCATCAATATGTTGAATTGGAACAGTTGGAAGAGTAATTTCTTGACAAAGGTTACTCATTTCAACTTTGTCTTTAAAAGAAGAATGAGAATTACAATGATCAATATTCATGATGTAAATACGACCAGTTTCTGCTCGTTCTTTTAAAAGATCCAGAATGAGTTCTTGAGCTCGGACAGTCTTTCTTGGAATAGAGTTATCTGATTCATAACCCACATAAAGGTCGTCAAATCGATCAGTACCAAAAGCATCATACAGACCAGGAACGTCATGAGGAGAGAAGAGTGTGATTTCTCCGTCTTGAATGAATCGTTCATAAAAAAGTTTACTAAGTTGAATACTATAGTCTAGTTTACGGACTCGATTATCTTCAGAACCTTTATTATTTTTAAGTACAAGAATGTCTTCTATTTCTTGGTGCCAGATAGGAAAGTGAACTGTAGCAGAACCACCTCTGATACCGTTCTGTGTGCAGCATCGGACAGTTGCTTCAAACTTTTTAAGGAAGGGGACCACACCTGTGTGTTGTACCTCTCCACCTCTGATTTTAGAGTTGATGCCACGGATTCGACTTGCGTTGATACCGATACCAGCCCTTTGTGCAACGTAACGGCCAATAGCCATATCACTGCTAAAGATACTATCGAGGGTGTCATCAACATCAATGAGAACACAAGATGCAAATTGACGAAGGGGTGTCCTGACCCCTGCCATGATTGGTGTTGGGATGTTGAGTTTATGTCTGGAGATTGCATCATAATACCTCTTAACATATGAGAGACGAATCTCTTTGGGATACTCCTGGAAAATTGTCAGAGCAATCATCATATACATGAACTGAGGAGTCTCGTGAACTTTTCCAGTACTTCTATCTTGTACAAGATATTTATCGACAACTTGTCTCAAACCAGCATATGTAAACAAAAAGTCGCGATCATGATCAAGAAATGTTTCTGCCTTCTGAATTTCCTCTCTTGAATACTTAGAAAAGATTTCTTTATCATAAAGATTTTCATATGCCAGTTTTTCAATGTGATCAATTAAAGATGGCATATCATGCATCTTACCAAAAAGTTGTTTCCTAAGAGAAAACAAAAGAAGTCTTGCAGCAACATACTGATAATTTGGATGTTCCAAATCAATCAGATCACTAGCACTCTTAATCAAGATTTCTTGAATTTCGTTAGTTGTAATACCATTATAGAATTGAATTCCAGAAGTCATTTCTACTTGACTTGCAGAAACTCCAGCAAGACCTTTGGTTGCCTCATCAACCATCTTATGCATTTTTTCAAGGTCAAGTTTTTCTACGATACCACTTCTTTTGGTAACTTTTAACCCATTGCTCATATCTTTTTCCAGGTAGTAAATTTGAGTTTTGCTTGTAGTCCTTGATACGTATTCGATTTTACTATGTCTTGAACATTATGTCCAGACAATATCATATCATTTATGTCTTTGTCTCTGATAGAACTTGGCCAGATGACGACTTTGTAACCTCGATCAATAGTATCCCCAATTCTGCGGACAATCTCTTGATTACGGGGTTCATTGTCGTATACAAAAATAAGATCGCTTCCTTCAAGACAACCCACGTCACCGTCACTGCCACACAGAGCCACACTATTGTCGAGAAAAGTGCTGTCGAAGGGTCCTTCGACCACATAGACTGGTAATTTTTTATTGATTGAATCATATCCGTAAATCTTTGGTTCATCTTCCTCCAACATAATGGTTAAGTATTTAATAGGATTTGAGGAGAGGGCTCTTCCTTGTAGTCCAATCAACTTATTATCTTTTATAAGTGGAATAATAACTCTCTCTTCTCCATATTGAATAGAATCAAAAGTTCTAGGTTTAATTGAATTTACAAACTCTTTAAAATTTTTTGCATAGTAAAATTCCCCATCATAAATTGCTCTTGACTCAAGATAATTTTTTGATTTATCTACATCAAAAGCTTTTGGGAGATTAATTTTTACTTTCTTTTTAAATTCTGGTTTAGATGATTTTAATTGATTAAAAATCTCTTCAGGTTTTTCTGTAACAAAATTCTTTCCAGTTTTTCCATCTTTGAATTTTTCAAAAACATATTGATTGTATGTATCTGAATCAAGTTCTTTTAAAAATGAATTAAAAGAAATACTAATCCCACAATTATGACATTTAAAATTTGTATTGTTTTTAACACTATAAAGATATCCTCTTGCCTTATTCTTATTCTTTTGAGAATCACCACAAAGAGGACATCTGAAATTAAAAAGTGTCGGTTTAACTTTTTTAAATTTTAGTAGTCTTGATGAAATCAAATTGATGTACTTAACATCAATATAGTCCATAACTAAACCTTAAAGTTTCTCTGTTCAATTATAGATGATTGAGTGTCAGGTGTCAAGATTTCAATTACTCTGGTATTATTCATGAGAAATGAAATACAAGCAAGGGCACCTATAGCCATCCAAACTCTTTTTTCTATTGCCTGTACTCTAGACACAATGCCGTCATAATCCCTGTCAACTTTATCACGGAGTTTGTCAATTTTAGTAAGGAGTACGTTGTCAATCTCCTCTTGTTTCGTAATTCTTTGTTCATGGACAGCAAGCATTCTGCTCACATTACTATTTACTTCACTTAACTTTTCAATGGCATCATCAATCTTGATGATAATATCTTTTAGATCTTCAAGTTTTTGTTGTAGTACTGCTACTTTAATTTCTTCTGCCATTGTGGGGTTTGAAGTAGGGATTGAATTCTAATGATTTTTTCAATGCCTTTTTCTGAGATCTCTTTTCTCTTCTCTTTAAGAGACCATTAATATACTTCTTCACATACTTATTTCGTCCATCAAGTTTCATAACAGGATCATAACCAGCAGTAGGACCAGAGGACTTAGATGAACTAGAGAAACCACCAGATCCACCTGGAGGATTAGCAACCATTCCCTCCTCATTTACACTAAATTCATTATACATTGCGGAACGGAAAGCGTCTATAATCCTATCAATCTTATCTTTATCCATTTGAAATTTTATCTAATGCATCTAAACATTTTTGATCCATTTCTATATCATGAATATGTGTTCTAGGATAATCAGGTAATTTATCAAGAAACACAACAAAAGTTTTTACAGCTGACCAAAGACTTTTATCAATCTTAAAAAATAACATGGGAGTAGCTGCTTCACCAAATATGTTATAAAGAATAATAAAATGATTAATCAATAAATGAACTTTTAACTCCCCACCACATTTATATCTTTTAAGAAGTCTTTTGATATACCTAAAACGACTCAGATCTTTATCAAAATCCTCTCTTGTTACTGCCTGAGGGTTTTCATAATGTTTAATTGCAAAAAGGAGAAAATTCTCCTCATTCAACTCAGTAAATAACATCTATCATTCGGCAGTAGGATAATTAATACCACCAGTAGTAATACCAGACATAGCAACAAGAGTTTCTTTTTTAACTCTTAACTCACCAGAGTTATCAAGATAAGTTGTAACACCAACCCAGCCCTCATGAGTAACTCTATACTGTGATGAAACACCTTCAGCATTATTTACACCATAAACTAATGAATCAAAATCATTACCAATAGCAATGGACTCAGAATAGTGAACATCTTCAACACTGGATTTAGGAAGTTGACTTACAGTAAAATCAACTAAAGAAATAGCAGCACCACTCAATCCCATCGTAGAAGCGATGGTAAGAGATTCAGAATTTGCAATACTTACAATTACAGCATCACCATAATAAGTATTACCACTTCCTCTTGTACCAAATCTGATAACATCACCCTCTCTACAACCACCTTCAAGACCAAAAGATGTTCCTGAACCAGTTACAACAAGAGTATCATAGTTAAGTGACACTGTGCCCGCAGAACCCACATTGTCGTTGTTTCCCCAAAGTGCCATGTCTTTGTCCTTTAAAATTTCTTTTCTTAAAAATATTTATAAAAAATGGAGAGTGTATTTTAATGAAATTAGATC